ATGGTGGAGGTCAATTTGTATTAAAAGGTCAAGATTTACTATTAGCTACAAACAGAGCGCAAAAAGCATCTAATTTAAAAGGACAATCAATATCTTTAGCATAATGCCATACGGATTAAGATATACAATAAGTCAAATTCTAAGAAACGAGAATACTCAAACAGTAGAAATTTACGAACAAGATTACACTGCTGGTGTAGTAAAAACTTATACTCCAACTTCAATTATAATACAACCCAATTCAAGTCAAGAATTGCCTTATCCTTCTATTATTAGTACTCAATTAAATATTAATATAATATTAGAAACTGAAGATGACTATACTCAATTTCCAGATGTACTTAGCAAGAATGATAGAAAATATTGGGTAATTTATAAAGAGGGTGCTGATGTTATTTGGAGAGGATTTTTATTTAACGATTATGCTCAAATAGGTTTTAGTACAGGAATAAACGAAGCATCTTTAGTTTGTATTGATGCAATATCATTTTTAGAGGCACAAGTTTATATTGTAGCTGCAAGTATTAATTCAACTCAACAATGGTCAGAAGTGATTTTTGATGCTTTGCGTTTAATAGGTTATCCAGAAGATTTGTTTTTAGTTATTGCTGCTTCTTTTTATGCAGATGGTATGTTAAATAGAGCGGATGGAACTGCAAACGAACCTTTTTCACAGATATATCAATATAGAAGGGATTTTGTAGGATTAAGCTATTATGACATACTTACAAATATGTTAAGTACTTACAATTGCAGAATGTATCAAGCAAATGGCGATTGGTGGATTTCTTCTACAATGGAGATAGCTGCTACAACAAGGTATTACACAAAGTACAATGTAGGTTCAGCAATTACAATAGATAGTTCAGGATTGTTAGATAATGTTGTAAATATTGCACCATACGAAAATGGTAACGTTCATTTTATAGACAATACACAAACAAAAATATTAAGGAAAGGATTTTATAATATTGAGTTAAGAAATAAATATAGTTCTCCAATTAACTTAATTCATAATGCTGACTTAAAAACAACATTTGGAACTTCTCCTAATTTAGGTGCTAATGGTTGGTTTACTACTTTAACTGGTACGGCTCAGGCTTATGTAATAGATTATCCAAATGAACAATTTAACAGTTACTTTTTATCAGCTGGAACAGGAGATGCATATTTAGAAATATTAGGACCATCTTCATCTTATTTATATACTCCTTATCTTGGTGGATTTCCTACAACTTTAAAGATAGAGCATAAAAATAGTGTTGACATTAAAATACAAATAGCTTTATTAAATACAGGATCAGGAAATAAATATTTAGATAATGCTGGTAATTGGCAGACAAACGCATCTACTTATATAACTTTCCCAGCTTGGGATGGTAAGAATGATTGGGCAACTTTTACTAAAAGTATTCCTCCATTTTTAGTTGGTGTTTTTGGTACTACTTTTTTAATGGGTTATTTAAATATTAAAATACTTTGCGATAATAATAGTACAGAGGTTAGGAATTTTGTACTTACACAAGGTCAAACAGAAGTGCAATATGCCGTAGTAAATAACTCTGCTACAAATGACCAATCAACTGCAAAAGTGTTTGAAATACCTTATGGTCAAGTTTACCCTTCAACTACTGGTCAACAAGTTTTAACCTTAGGTTCATTATACGATTCGGATGGGGTATTTTTAACAGATTGGTATTTTGAATATTTAGATATAGATAGATCACAAGTACTTACTTTTTTAGCTTATCAGTATGTTAAGAATTATCAAAGGAATATAGCTACTTTAGAAGGGGATTTGGGTGCAATACAAGCTGATAACGGATACATAAATTTAGATAAAGTATATACAATAACGGATACTTCTACTGGTCATTTATCATATAGTGGCAAAAAGTTTGCAATTAATAGATTAAGCACTAACTCTTATTTTGAACAAGTAAATGGAATTCAGTTAATAGAGATATTTAACGATGATGCAGCCGTATTTACGTTTATTGAATATATTACAGACACTGGTCAACTTGGACCATTTTGGAACTTAAACTTTAATATAAATCTTTAACTTTGTAATATGGCAGCAGTAATTGGAAATAACGTAATGCTTTATTGGCATAGGACAGATGTAGACCCAGAGGTGGATGTGGCTTTTGCTTGTAGTACAACTTGTACTTTTAATGTAAGCGTAGAACAAAAAGAAGTTACAAGTCAATCAAGTGCTTGGTTTAGACAATTTAAGAACGATATAGCTTCTTGGAGTGTAACCTGTGATGGTTTAATTACTTTGAGTGGTTTTTCATATTTGTTTATGTTAGATAAGCAATTAACAAGAGAAGCAATAGAGATTAAGTTTGTGGTGGATAATGGAGTTGATGGTTTAACAATTATTAACGGAATTTGTAATATAACAAGTTTAGCAATAAACGCACCTCAAAATGATGTGGCTACTTACAATATTAGCCTACAAGGTAGCGGAGCATACAATACAACAGGAACGGAGGTTGACCCAAGCGGTGTTATTATTGTAGGTGCTAACCCTGTTAAGACAAAAGGTTACACGGCAAGTGGTGGAGAAACATCAATTACATTTGCGGACACGATTGGATATGCTTGTCTTTACGTTTCAAGAGGTGGTGTGGATGCGCAAAACATATTAACAACAGGAGTTCCAACAGGAGATGATGTGAAGTTTGTGAGTGCGACAGGAGTTCTTACTTTTGGTAGAGCATTAGCAGCTGGGGAATATATTAGAGGATTATTTCAATAAAATATTATGAGTCAATTACAAGTAACAGGAGAAGCAAAGATTAGGGATATACAAGGTCCAGTAGTGGCTAATAGTGGTGTAGTAACCGCTTTAGATGGTGATGCTTCTCAATATGTACGAGGAGATGGTACTTTAGCTGACTTTCCAACATCAACAGGTGGAGGTAGTTCAGTTTCTTATTATCTTAACTCAAGTGTAAGTCAAGGTACAATCGGAGGGGTTGCTTATAGACAATTAGGTAAAACACCTATTGCTGGTGCTGGAACTGATATTGTTATATCTTCAAATGGATATGTAGCGAGTTACTTAACCGATGCTAATGACCCAGCTTTATTAGAAGTACCAGCTGGTAATTTTAATTGTGAGTTTTATTTTAGTGTAAATAACAACACAGGAAACCCTTTTGTTTATGCAGAGGTTTACAAATATGATGGAACAACTTTTACCTTAATAGGTACAAGCGTTGGAGTTCCAGAGTACATAAATCAAGGAACTGTCATAAACCCTTACTACTTTGCAGTACCAGTTGCTCAAAGTGTATTGACTGTTACAGATAGAATAGCGATTAGAATCTATGTAAACGTAGATGGTAGAACAGTTACTTTACATACTGAAAACAATCACTTGTGTCAAGTAGTTACTACTTTCTCAAAAGGATTAATTTCTTTAAATAACCTTACAAGACAAAACCAATTCTTTGCGACAGGAACAAGCGGAACAGACTTTGGGATATCTTCAAGTGTAGCTACTCATACTTTTAACCTACCTGTGGCTTCTGCTACTAATACTGGTAAGTTAAGTTCAACTGATTGGAGTACGTTTAATAACAAGCAAAACACAATAACTGACCCAATTACAGGAACAGGAAATAGTACACAAATTGCTTATTTTAATAGTCCTACAAGCATAACAAGTGAGGCAGCGTTTAACTACGATGCTTCTACAAATAGACTTGGAGTTAATACAACTGTACCAAATGCGACTATCGGAGCAAACGCTGGGACTGATAGCGGTTACTCTTTGTTGCTTAAAAATGATAACGCAAACTATAATGGTATCGGATTCGGTACTGATTCAACATACGGCAACTTAATAGCTACTGAAAAGTTGGGAACTGCACCAGCAAGGAATTTAACCTTGTTAAACCAAAGCGGTTACATCTCTATAACAGAGGTTGGTAACTTAGGAGTAAACATTTTAAGTCCTAATACAGGGTTAGATATATATAATGGCACAAGTGCCTTCTTATGGCTTCATACGGCTAACTCTGGCATCACAGGAACAGATGGGGTTAGATTGGCTTTATTTAGCACTAATGCTGCTAATTTAAGGAACTACGAAGGTGCGTTTAGCATTACGGCTGAAGGTGATTTCTCAATCATTACTTTAGGTGCTGAAAACCTAAGAGTAAATAGTGCCGATGGTAGTATTTATCAATCTAAGGTTGCTAATGCAATGCTTAAATCGGTTAGTGGTGTAATTACTGCTGCCGTTGCAAATACGGATTATCAATCTCCAATTAGCTTAACAACAAGTGGTTCAAGTGGTGCTGCAACTTTCTCAAGCAATATTTTAAACGTTCCTAATTACACTTTAGCTGGTTTAGGTGGTGTACCTACATCAAGGACTTTAAGTATTAATGGAGTTTCTTATGATTTAAGTGCAGATAGAAGCTGGACAATTACTTCTGATATTACTGGTAGTGGTGCAGATGGCAGAGTTGCTTATTGGAATGGTACAAATAGTTTGACTTCGGAAGCTGGGTTTATTTACGATTCATCAACAAATAGATTAGGTGTAAACACAAGTAATCCTAATGCAACAATAGGTGCTGATTCTGCTTTAGATAGTGGATATGGTTTATTAATTAAAACAGGTGCATCTAATTATAACGGAATAGGAATAGCGATAGATTCTACTTATGGTAACTTAATCTCAACAGAGAAATTAGGTTCAGCAACTGCAAGAAACTTGACTTTACTTAACCAAAGTGGATTTGTTTCATTAAAAGAGAATGGGAACTTTGGTGTAAATACTTTAAACCCTTCTGTTAGCGGAACAGGAATAGATGTTTATAGTTCAACAAGTACAGGTATTAGATTCCATACTGCTACAAGTGGTACAACTGTAACCGATGGTGCAGGTATAAACTTTAGTGCTGCAAATAACTTAGGAATTACAAACTACGAGAACGGAACAATAGACATCGTTACGAATGGTAACTCTGGTGTCTTTGTAGCTACTAATGGCTTTGTAGGAATCAATGGAGCAACTCCAAGTGTGGCTTTAACTGTAAATGGCGGTGCTTCAATAAGCAACTTAACAACTGGTCAAGTATTATTCCCTACAAGTGGTGGTACTTTAAGTGGTTCAAGTAACTTATTTTGGAATAATTCAAACACAGAATTATCAATTGGAACAAGTACAAGTGCTAATCGTAGATTAACAATATTTAGTTCAAGCGATGCAAATCATATGGCTTTAGTATCTAATGCTCCAGCTTTGACTTTTACAAGTAACTTCTCTTATACAAATTACGCTAGTGTAGGTATGGCTACTGCTAATAACAACTTTATTACAGGAGCAGTTTTAGGTGATTTGGTTTTAGGTGCTTTTAATACAAATAATATTTGGTTTACTAATGCTAATACTAACACAGTTAGGATGCGTCTTGATAGTGATGGTGGTGGTACTTTCTCTGGTTTTGTTTCTGCAAGTGGTCCTAAATCACAAATTAGAGTTAATGGTAATTCAGTTGGTTGTGGTATATCTTTAACTAATACAATAGTAGGTGCTAATAGAAGAAACTGGGGAATATTTACTGAAGAAAACGTAGAAGGTGATTTTGTAATTAATAGGTCTACAACTTCTGGAGGCTCTGCTAACACAACAGTATTATCATTATCAAGAGATGGTGCTGCTACATTTACAGGAACAACTGGTAATAGATTGACATTATATAATTCAGGTAATAATGGTGGTCAAAATGGATTACTAATTGATTCTGATATTTATCCAGCAATATCTTTTAATAACAGAGTAGGAACAATAGGAACTGCTAAAATAGTTTACAATACCTATGCTACTGGTTATGGTTCTGCTTCATTAGCTGGGTCATTTCTATTGCAAGGAGATAATGCAATGCAATTTAGTACTGGAGGAGATAATGTTAGAATGACAATCACAAGCGGTGGTAACGTTGGAATTGGAACGAGTAGTCCTTTTGCAATATCTGATGTAAACTTAACTGTTAATGGACCAACAGGTGCTGCAATACAATTAGGTTTTAATGGAACAAGATATGGTCAATTTTATGCTGCAAACGATGAAGTAAGATTATCGGCAGTAGCTAATTTACCTTTAACATTCTATTCTAACAATTTAGAACGAATGAGAATCACATCGGGGGGTGATGTATTAGTAGGTGCTACATCAGTACCAAGTGGAGCAGTTAGTATGGGTACTGGAAGTGTGTTTATAAATAATAATTTATACATTGGTAATACTGCTGGAACAGGTGGTTATGCAGTAAGATTTGATGGTTATGCAAATGCCCTATATGCAATATGGCAAAATGCTTCTGGCACAGATCAAGGTGGAGTTTATTTATCTTATGGTGCTACATCTTGGACTGCAAATTCAGATTTAAGATTAAAGGATATAAACGGAACTATTGATAATGCATTACATAAAATAATGACATTAAGACCAGTTAATTTTAGTTGGAAATCAGATGAAACTAAAAAGGAAATGTTAGGCTTAATTGCTCAAGATGTTGAAAAGGTATTCCCACAATTAATTGACGAAAATAGGGATGGATATATGGGTGTAAGATACCAAGAGTTAGTTCCAGTATTAATAGCTGCAATACAAGAACAACAATCACAAATAGAAGAATTAAAAGAATTAATTAAAAATAAATAATATGAAATATTGGTACATTAATCAATTAGACTGCGTTCCACAAGATGGAGATTTAACTGACTTCGTTGTGGTCGCACATTGGACTCGCTTTGCCAAAGAAATAATCAACGAAAAAGAATACACAACTTCAGTATATGGCGGTCAATCATTCTCAAAGGATGATGTTGCTAACTTTATACCTTACGAGGAATTAACTTATGACATCGTTTGTGGTTGGTTGGATGCTTCAATAAATGTAGAGGCTTTAGACCTTAATTTAGACCAACAAATAGAGAATCAAGTTAACCCACCGATTGTAATACTTCCGTTACCTTTTACAAATCCGTAATTTATTTGAATATTTAACTATATTTGTATATAAAATAAAAACTATGATAACAATTAATCAAGAACAAATCAAGGAATTAGAAGCGTTTATCAACACTATCCCAACTGCTTATGGTTTACCATTATTGCAGTTCTTAGGTAAGTTAAATGCAGAACAAAATCCACCACAAGAATCAACTGAAGCGTAATGGTACATAATAGCAATCAATCGGACTTATTAACTATTGTTAGCGGAACATCCGCATTTATTAGTGTTGCAAATGTGCAACCCATAGTTTCTTTATTAGCGAGTTTGATTGCTATTATTTCTGGACTTTTAGCTGCAAGATATTACATCAAAGCGACTAAAAGATTCAAGTAATGAAAGAGGTAGTAATCGTTCTATTAGTGGCGGTTCTAATCTTTTTCATCGGTAGTGATGCTCGATATACTAAAGTAGAGCCGATATTTAAGTCGGACACAGTTTACCAACAGAAAACTTTTACTCAATTTATAAAGGGAAATTCAATCCCTTTTGTCGTTTTAGACACTATTTACCTAATAGACACAATAAAGGACACAATTACAATCGTAAAGGATTACAACCAAGTAAAGGTTTATTCCGATACTATGCGCATAGATTCTATTGGATACGCATACATTCAAGATACAATCAGTCAAAATAAGATACAAGGGAGAGGTTTTAGTGCCAATTTTAACCTACCTACTATAACAATTACCAAGTTAATAGAGCAAAAGTCAAAGAACCAGCTTTATTTGGGATTTATAGGCGATTTAAAGCACTCAAACGGACAAATTGGTATTGGCGGTTCAATTGCCCTTAAAACGGCTAAAAACACCTTATATACAGCAACGGCAACAATGAACGGATATTCTTTCGGTTACTATAAAAAATTCTAATGAAGGACTTTATAAATAATATGTTAGCTGGTGAGAACGGAGCAATAAGCCATAAGAGGGTAATTGCTTCTTTAGGTGCTTTGTGTTTATTTGGTGCGTTCATATTTAAGGCGAATATTAACGAGCATTTAGCTGACCTTGTTTTTTGGTTGGTTTGTGCTTGTATGGGATTTGCTTCAATTGATAAATACACTAACAAATGAGAAACAACGAAAAAAGGGCATTTGCAATTGGCATCGTATTTTGGGTAATTGGATTGGTTTACTTTATAAATCAAGTGTTATGATTAGTCGCAAAGCAATTGAGATGATTATCAAGCACGAGGTAGGAGGTAGAGCCGTTTATGAGAAACGCTACCAAAAGCCTATTTGGGCGGGTGGCGATAGCGGATGCACAATTGGGTTAGGCTATGATTTGGGTTATGTAACTGAAAAACAGTTCTTCAGCGATTGGGATGGCTTAAATTTAAACTTTCTCAATGCGTTAAGGAAAGTAGTAGGGATAAAAGGTGAGGCGGTTAAAACGATGATGAGAGGGGAAATTCTACAAGTTAGGATTCCGTACAATTTTGCCTACGATGTATTCGTTAATAAGTCGATACCTAAGTACTATGCTTTAACTAAGACAATTTATCCAGAGATAGATACATTAAACGAGGACACAAGAGGTGCTTTGGTTTCAATGATTTATAACAGGGGTAACAAATTAGATGGCGATAGGAGAAAGGAAATGAGAGCAATTGTTGACCTTGTGGCTAAAGCGGACTACGAAGGCATTGCGGACCAGATAGAAAGAAGCAAAAGACTCTGGGAAAATGTTGGATTGGATGGACTTGTAAAAAGGCGAGAAGAAGAAGCAGATTTGATTCTAAACTCACTAACCTAAAATAAACCTATGACAACAACAAAAAAAAAGGGCGGAAGCAAAACCACAATGAGTGGTCAGATAGTCTTGGACTATTTAGCCAAGTACCCACAATGGATGCCCTCAAACACTTTAGCTTCTTTGATTATGAAGGAGCAATCTGCACACTTTGACAATCAAGAAAACGTTAGATACTTGATAAGATATTACAGAGGTAAAGTCGGAGATGATAAAGCATCAAGAGGAAAGAACACACAATTTATAGAAGATTTTAAGCGTACAGGTTCACACTTTGTGCAACCGCCTACTTGGGTAGAGGAGAAGGTTATTTATTGTTTGCCGATGGGAATTAAGAAGATGGGATTTATAAGCGACTTACAAGTGCCATTCCACGACCCAAAGGCAATTGATGTTTGCTTTAAATACTTAAATGACCAAAAGATTGATTCATTATTTATCAATGGAGATTTGGTTGACTTTTATCAATTGAGTGATTTCCAGAAAGACCCAAGAGTTAGAAAGTTTGATGAGGAATACGAGGCAATTATTGAAATGCTTGGATTTATTAGGGCATCATTTCCGCTAATACCTATTTATTATAACTTGGATGCTAACCACGAGTTTAGGTATGAAAGGTATATGAGAACCAAAGCACCAGAGTTATTAGGGTTAAACGGCAAGTTTGACATTGAGGAAATCTTAATGCTAAATACTTTTAACATTATTCCAATTAAAAACATAGATCACGTTAAGTTTGGCAAATTACCTATTATTCACGGAGATACAACATTTAGAAGGGGTAGTGGTGTAAATCCAGCTAAAACTTTATATGATAGGGTTAAGCAGTCGGCAATTGCTTCGCACGTTCATCAAGTACAATCATACACAACCAAAAATCAATTTGATGAAGAAGTGTTTACTTGCTGGACAACGGGACATTTGATGCATAGTAATGTGGAATATTGTAAGCACGTTGATAATTACTCACAAGGGTTTGCGATATTAGAAAAAGATGTTGAAGGCTACTATTCGGTACAAAATAAAAGAATCTATAAAAACAAAATTTTCTAATATGAGATACCCTAAAAACTTTGCAAAATTGACACCAATACAACAAGAGCAATGGTTAGTTACTAAACTAATTGAACTCCACAACTTAGAGCAAGAGATCAAATTAACCTTAGGCAAAATAAGAGGTGGTGAGAAACTTATATTTAAAGAAATAGACAGACCAGATTTAGCTTTAATGAAAGATGAAGATTAAAATCATATATCGCAAATTAGGTAGGGAACAGGCTCACGGCATTGCTGAAAGTGATGGTGTAGTTTATATTGACTCACGGCTAAAGGGCAAGAAGCAGCTTGAAATCCTGTTACACGAGTGCTTACATATACTCAATCCAATGGATGATGAAGAAGCCATTATAGAGAAAAGCGTAACTTTATGTAAGGTTCTTTGGCAGCAAGGATACCGAATGGTAGACAATTCTAATGATACACCATTACAAGATGGTTCTAAATAGTTGTTGGTTCATAGTTCCTCACCCCTAAAAAGGTGGGGTTTTTTATATATCTTTGTCGTTCATATTGGAGAACTTAGGTTTAACCCCCTTGTCAATTTCTATTGATGGGGGTTTTTTAGTATATTTGCAATATGAAAAATACAACTTGGAAAACAATTAATGGCTTTACAGTTTATAAAATAAGTAACAATGGTATTGTTATGAATGTAAAAACAAATAGAATATTAAAAACTAATATAGACCCATATGGTTATGTAAGAATAGATTTACAACAAAAAATTGATGGAATAATAAAATATAGAAAAACATCAATACATAGGTTATTAGCAGAAAATTTTATTGATAATCCTAATAACTATAAATGTGTTAATCATATTGATGCAAATAGAATTAATAATAATTTGAATAATTTAGAATGGTGTACTGCAAAACAAAATATGCATCACGCAAGATATGTAACAAAAAATGGAACAGTCATATCTAAACAAAAAATTATTAAATTAGTGGCTGAAAATCCCACTTTAAACAAAAATGATATAATAGATATGCTCATATCTAATTGCAGATAGTCTTATTAGGGTGGTTTTTTATGTGTCATAAAACGCACTATTTGACACATATTTGTTGCATATAAGTCAAATTATACCATTCATACCCTATTTTTTACCGCTTATCATAAATATTTGCTTTGTTTGATAAAGTTATAAGGTTTTACCCTATCTTTGATTTCGTAAACCAAAACAACCAATTATGAAAACATTTGAAATTGAATTTATCCTTAAAATACAAGAAGGAAATTCATACAAATTACAACAACAAATAATTACAATTGATGCAAATAATAAAAAAGAAGCATTAATTAACGCTAAGAAAAAAATATACATTCCAAGAAATTATATTAAAATAGATCATTACCAATTTAATTAAACCAAAAACAACCAATATGAACAAACTCAAAACTCCACAAGAGAAAGCTAATGAACGCTACAAAGCTGAAAGCATCAAACCTATGTACGCATTTATTATCGTATTAGTGGCATTTTTAATTACCGCAATCCTTCAAAACATTTAGTATGACACCAATTCAACTTTACATTAACACGTTACAAACCCAATTAATTAATATGCCAGATGGCTATGTAAGAGAAACAGTTCAAGCCTGTTTGAACTTAGCACAAGGTATTAAAACAATGTATGAAGACACTAATAACAACGTTGGTGAGTCAACAAATCAAGACTAATCTACAAACCGAAGCCGACACTAAAGGCATAACCCTTAGTAAGTTGGTTTATAAAATCCTAAAACAATATGAGCAAACTAATCTATCAAGAGAAACAACTGAAGTTGCACAAAAGAGCAACAATGCTTCTGGAACTGCTAAAACAAGCACAAGGAAGGCAAAATCTATTTGAGGCTGACCTTGCTGAATGGAGGCGAGGACTGGATGATACAAGAACAATGATTAGCGAAGAAGATTTACTAATTAAGGTTGCAAGGATGAATGACATCCAGCGTAGAATCCTTAAAAGCTATCATTTTTTAATCTTAGACCTTTATACATTAACTGAGGAGTTTATGCTCCCAATAAACCTTTTACATTTTTAATATGACACCAAAAGAAAAAGCACAAGAATTATTTGATAAGTTTAGAGTAAAAGTTCACGACAGAGATGGTACATCTGCAATGAATGGATTTGAAGCTAAACAATGTGCATTAATAGCAGTTGATGAAATATTAGATTTAAAGCATATAGTAACATTAAGAAGGAATATGCACGAAATGGAATTAGATTTTTGGGATGAAGTTAAAGAAGAAATAAAAGCATTATGAGAGAAGTACATAAGACATATATGGCAGAACTTGAAATAGAGGTTTTGCGTGATAAGAACAAAGAACTAAAAAAAGAAATAAATCAATTAAAGGATTTATTAGACAAACATTTAAACATAAAAACAATAAGAATGGACAAGGAACAACAGAAAGAGTATGCAGTTCAAATAGCCGAAAAAGTATGCAATTACTACCAAATTAAGTACGGACAAATGATGTCTAAATACAGAGGCGAGGAGGTTACTTTGGCAAGGCAAATGACTATGTATTTTACTAAAGAAAAAACGGAGTTAAATGGCGAGGAAATAGCAAAATTGTTTAATAGGGATAGAACAACAGTTTTACATTCAATATCCAAGATTAAGGGTCAGCTATCAAATAAGTTCGATGATACCATAAAAAACGACATTTTCAACTTAAATGTGCTTGTTTAATTTGGTTATTAACACTAAAGTACCTAATTTTAAACTCTAAAACCAACCAATATGAATGACCAACAACTGGCTAAAAAGCCACAACTTTCGTACACGAAAGACCAAGTAGAGTTAGTAAAATCACAGATTGCTCCAGAGGCAACAGTTGATGAACTAAAACTATTTTTGTACCAAGCACAACGCACAGGATTAGATGCGTTATCAAGACAAATTTATTGCATCCACAGGAACGTAAAAACACAAAATGGGTGGGGTAAAAAAATGACTATCCAAACAAGTATTGATGGCTTCCGAGTAATCGCTGAAAGAAGCGGTAATTACGGAGGGCAAAGCGAACCAATCTTTGTAGAAGAAGATGGTAAGTTGATTTCTTGTAAGGTTTCAGTATTTAGATTTCACGGAGAAACAAGGTATGAAGCATCGGTAGGTGTAGCTTATTGGGATGAATACTGCCAAAGAACAAACGATGGCAAACCAATGGGTTTATGGGCAAAGATGCCACATACAATGTTAAGTAAAGTTGCAGAAGCATTAGCTTTGAGAAAGGCTTACCCACAAGATTTAAGCGGTCTTTACACAGGTGATGAAATGGCACAATCAACAGAGGAAACCCCAGCTTACATTAAGACTCACGAAAATTTAGAGGACTTAGAGTTAGCGATTGATTTGTGCATAAATACTACTGAATTAAGTCAACTTTACGCACTAAATAGCGAACTTGCAACTAAAGATGTAACTAAATTATTTACCAAGAAAAAACAAACTTTATGACACCATTAAATAAATTATGGGATTTAAGAGAAGCAGTTAAGTTCTGGAATTACAAAGTTGAAACAAGCTATCCTCAAAATGCATCGGAGATGATTCATCAATTAAATTTAGCTAAGTATAAACTTAAACTACATAAACAAAAACACTTCCCAGAGTTATTAGACCAACCTAAAAGGGATTACATTCCTTATAAAATGTTAGCTGATAAATTTGAAGTATTTGAAAACTATTTAAACGATTAATTATGCCATACTCAACTTGCTGCGGAGCTTATACCGATATGGATGAAATTGGAATTTGTCCAGATTGTTTAGAACATTGCGACTGGGAAGAAGAAGAAGATGAGGAAGAATTAGAACAAGATAGACAAAACGAAATAGCATTAGAACAAGAACAATTAAATAAACATTAAACTAAAAACAATGATACAAATTAATAATGGTGCATTATATATGGAGTATTTCGGTTATAGAGTTTATAGTAATGGTAAAATATTTAGTTTAAAAAGAAATAGATTTATTAAGGCTTTTGATGATAATAATGGATATCTTACAGTCAAATTAAGAATTGACAATAAATCAAAAAATTTTAAAGTACATAGATTATTAGCTATGTTATTTATACCAAATTTTGACAATAAAGAACAAGTAAACCATATTGATGGAGATAAGTATAATAATAACATCAATAATTTAGAATGGTGCAGTAGATCATATAATATGCAACACGCATACAAATTAGGATTAAAGAAAAAAGATAATTCTAAGTTTGTTGTAGATTTAGATACAGGAATCTTTTATGATTCTGCGAAGGATGCTGCATCAGCTAAGAATATTAATTATAGAACTTTAAGAGTAAAATTAGCTGGATTTTATAAAAACAATACATCAATTATATACATTTAAAACAAAAATTATGTTAGTACTAAACATTTGTAAACAAGAAATTAATTGGAAGGAAGCTAAAAATGGCAAACACTATGCAAACATAGCTACCGACTTCTTAAAAGAGCCAGACGAAAAAGGAAACACTCACACAGTATGGAACAACCAAAGTCCAGAGGAAAGAGCCGAAAAGGCAAAGAAAAACTATTGTGGCAGAGGTAAGCAAGTTTCTTATAATGCGCCAACAGGTAAAAAAGAATTTGCCGTAAACCAACAAGAAAGCGAAGACGATTTACCATTCTAACCCCCACGTTGGGCGATAACGTAAAGCGCAAATTTAAAAACTACAACTATGAGCCAAAACCAACAAATCGCAAACTACCTAAATAAAGGTAGAAAGTTAACCCCAATTGATGCACTTAACAAGTTCGGATGCTTTAGATTAGCAGCACGAATAGCTGACCTTAGAAACGATGGAATGAACATAAAAACAACCATTGTTAAGCTAAAAAATAAGAAACAAGTAGCACAGTATTCAATTAATTAGGTTATCTTCGTACAAAGGATGTAGGATATCCTAACTCAAACTTATTGGCTCAAAGCTGAAACCCTAATCCTACTGGGGTGGATGCCGAGAGCCTTTTTTATTTTATGGCTAAAGACCCAGCAGTGTTATTTTACACAAGCGATTTTCTTAGTGGCACTTTCACAATGGATAATGAACAGGTTGGCAAATACATTAGACTTTTGTGCTTACAACATCAAAAAGGAAAATTAACTCAAAAGGATATGCTAAGCATATGTAAAGCATATGATAATGAAATTTGGGATAAATTTAAAATTGAAGATGGTTTATACTACAACGATAGAATGTATAATGAAACGATTAGAAGGCAAAAATTTAGTGAAAGTAGGCGAAATAACGCTAAATCACTTAAAAAAGAAAGCACTAGCGAAGCATATGCTCAGCATATGGAAACTGAAACTGAAAATAAAACTATAACTATAAATGAAAATATAAATATAGATTTTGAATGGTTTTGGAATGATTATGATAAAAAGGTAGGGGATAAGCAAAAGTTAAAAAAGAAGTGGATTAAATTAACCGATGAGGAAAGGCAAAATGCGATGAATTATCTTGATCTTTACAAGCAATCAGTACCAGACAAACAATTCCGTAAAAACCCAGAAACCTTTTTAAACAACAAATCTTGGAACGATGAAATCATTAACCGAAGTATTACCCCAATACATAAACTCTCTTACACAGAGCGAGAAACTCTTGCACTTAGAAATCTATAATAAACTTGAACCTGATGAACTAAAGGTTGTGGTTGCTTTATATACAATGAGTGTTGGCAGATGCTCACCTATTGAGGTTAGAGAGCATTTAAAAACTTGTGTTGCATTAAGTGGATGTCAAGTGCCTACTATGGAAATATTTGAATTTTTGCTTCAATTTGTTATAAAGAATTACGGAAACTATAAACTAAAGGAACTTGGAGTAGCTTTTGAACTTTATGCAATGGGGAAATTATCAGTTGACAAAGCGATTATGTTTACCCCTAAATTCTTTGGGGATGTGATGGCAGCTTATAAGCCAATAGCTTTGCATGTAAGACAAAAGACTTATGTAGAACCACAACCAATAGAAGTACCAAAAATCAATGATGATGAAATTATTGAGGCATTGTACGAAAATTGGAATAAGTCGGCTAAAAGAGGATGGGAGTTACTAAATACGATGGCTTTTGATGTACTATGGAAACGAAAGGAACTAAACAAGGAGAATCTAAGTCAAGAGAAGGCAGACCAAATAAAGAAAAAGATAATAGCACATTACAAGGTAATGGCTAAAACACCAAAAGACTTAGAGAAATTAAATAACGAAATATTTATCAAAAACGAGTGCAAACGTTACACTTTGTACCTATTTTTACAAAACCAATTATGAAACAATTAACATTTATTTATGAACTGCTAAAGTTTATGCTGATTAGCGTTCCTTTAGCTTGTTGTATTTATTTAACTGCACATTTATATTTTGAAATAAAACGATTATTGAGATGACAGGAATAGACAACAATATTGAGGTAAGATTAATTTATTTAGATACAAAAGAAGAAATATGGTTTAGGTCAATAGCAAAGGCAATTAGGTTTTTAGGTACTGACTATAAAACCATTATGACCTATATGAACCCAATAAACAAAAAACGCTACAAGCATAACGATAGATTATGTGTTGTGCGACTAAAAAAATGAAAAGAGTAATAAACTTTAGTGGAGGTAAAACAAGTGCCTTAATGACTATCCTTAACTATCGTGAAGGCGATTTAGTCATATTTGCTGACACAGGAAGGGAGCATCCTAAGACTTACAAATTCATTAATGACTTTGAGGCACACGAAGGAATCCCAATTATTAGGGTAATGTTTGAAGGTGGTTTTAGGGGTATGCTTGAAAAAGGAAAGTTTAAAACAATGCCTAATAGAATAAAAAGAATTTGTACAGTTGAACTTAAAATTAAAACTGCTAAAAGATGGTTAAGGGCAAATCACGGCAAACAAGATTATGAATGGCTTGTAGGCTTTAGAGCAGATGAAGAACGAAGGGTAAAAAAATATAATCCAATTGTAAATTACATCCATCCAAAGTTTCCTTTATACGAAGCTGGAATAGACAAGGCACAAGTAAATGAGTATTGGAGTAAAAAACCTTACACTTTAGAAATACCAGCTATTTTAGGAAATTGTACTTTATGCTTCCTTAAAGGTAAAAATGCAATTGTAAACATAATGAGAAGTTACCCAGAGTTGGCAAAGGAATGGATTGAGGATGAGGAATTTAGTAAAAGTATTGGCAAAGGACATACATACTTTGAAGATACAACTTATAAGCATCTTTTAATGTTGGCACAAAATGATTTATTCAAAGGACAAGACTTAACCGAACTAAATTCTGCATATTCTTGTTCTTGTACGAGTTAAACCCTAATTTTGCTTTATGCCATTGATACCTTTACCCAAGTTGTTAGAAAAAACCCAAAAGGTAGTTAATGCGTACATAAGGAAAAGGGATGAAGGTTTACCTTGTATTAGTTGTGGAAGCTACAATGGTAATCAAGCTGGACACTACTTTACAGTTAAGGGATATTCGGCATTAAGGTTTAACGAATGGAATATACATTTACAATGTGCTGGATGCAATATGTTTAAGCACGGCAATCAAGCAATGTACAGGATTGGACTTGTAGAACGAATAGGAGAGAAAGCAGTTAAAGAATTAGAGTTTGAAGCGGTTAACAATAGACTTAAAAAATGGCAAAGAGCAGAATTAATAGAACTAATTGAAAGATACAAGTAACATATTTGAAACGTGCAAAGAGGAAGTTATAGCTGGATATTCTTGCTATTCTTTTGTGATTGATGGTACTACGCACTACATTTTTGGAGAAACTAAGGAGGAGGCATTTGATTATATGGCAGACTTAATAAATAAATATGGCGAAAGTTAGCAACGGAAACAAAGTTACATTTGGTAAAAGAAAGACAGGCAAGTACAAAAAGACATCTGGTCCTAAAGACAAACCAGTTAAACCATACAACAAACAAGGTAAATAATGAACATCAACGAAATTAAACCAAACCCAAGTAATCCAAGAATTATTAAGGATGACAAGTTTAAAAAGCTGGTTAAGTCAATTCAAGACTTCCCACAGATGCTTGAACTTAGACCAATTGTGATAGATGAGAATAATATAGTTTTAGGTGGCAATATGAGGCTTAAGGCTTGTATTGAAGCTGGGCTTACGGATGTACCTGTAAAACAAGCAAAAGAACTAACCGAAGAACAAAAGAAGGAGTTTATAGTTAAGGATAACGTAGGATATGGCGAGTGGGATTGGGATGATCTTGCAAACAATTGGGATGAACAATTACTTGGCGAATGGGGTCTTGATATACCAAACTTTGATGCTGGTGGATTTGCAGATCAAAATAAAGAATTAACCCTTGATGATGTAAGTGATTCAATGACTATAACTTTAAAGTATACAGAAGATGAATATCATTTAGTAAAAGAACAATTACATAAAATAGCAGCTACACCAGAACAAGCTATTTGGAAACTTTTAGGCAATGATTAAATATGAATACAATGACCATAAATTCCCATACAATTGGAATTTATCAGATGGTTACCCTGCAAAAGGAATAGAAAAACATAATTTAAAGGTATTTGGCACATTTATTTGTGGTGGTGGCTCAACAATGGGGTATAAATTGGCTGGATATGACCATATTGGTGGAGTTGAAATTGACCCACAAGTTGGGGATATTTATAAAACAAACCACAATCCAAAGCATTTTTATAATGAAGATATTAGGTTATTTAATAAAAGAACTGATTTACCGGATGAACTGTATAATCTTGATTTATTAGATGGCAGTCCACCTTGTTCAAGTTTTTCAATGTCAGGGAGTAGGGAAAAGGCTTGGGGTAAAGAAAAGCAATTTAAGGAAGGTCAAGCATTGCAAACATTGGATGATCTTGTATTTGAGTATTGTAATACCATCATAAAATTACAACCAAAAGTATTTTTATTGGAAAATGTAAAAGGTATTATTTTGGGTAATGCTAAAGCATATTCCAAAAAGATTATTCAAACAATGGAACAAGCGGGGTATAATGTTCAAATATTCCTTTTAAATGGTGCTTCAATGGGTGTTCCACAAAGAAGGGAAAGGGTATTTTTTATTGGTCATAAAAAGGAATTAAATCTTAAACCATTGGTGTTGGCTTTTAATGAAAAACCAATTACATATAAAAATTTTAAATCCAATATATATGGTACTGAATTGACACTTGAAACAAGAAAAGTATGGGAACATAGGCATATTGATGATACAAGTTTGTCAGATATTCACATAAGGTTAAGTGGTAAAGCTAAAAGGTTTAATGCTGTATTTATTAAGGATGACAAAGTACCAAATACAATTGCAGCTGGTTCAGATTCAATTCCAATTAGATTTGATGTTCCACATAGAGTTACAATGGATGAATGTAAATTAATTGGTTCATACCCAATGGATTATAATTTTAAGAAAATAGCACCTAATTACTTAATAGGTATGTCAGTCCCACCATTGATGACAGCTCAAATTGCACATCAAATTTGGTTGCAATGGTTTAAAGTATAACTTTGTAAATCAGTGAAAATTCAGTGAATATGGCAAATGAACAAAATTTAACTCCATTTCCAAAAGGTGTAAGCGGTAATCCTGCTGGTAAACCTAAAGGAGTGCAACATAGCAAGACAAGACTTTTGCGTTTATTGGAGTTGGTTACTAAGGTACGCAACCCAGTAACAGGAGAAGATGAGGAGTTTAGCATAGCTGAACAATTAGATATGCAGATCATAGCAAAGGCAAGGAAAGGCGATTTAAAGGCATACGAAATACTATTAGATAGATTAGAAGGCAGACCTAAACAAACAACAGACATTACTGCTGATATTAAGGGTAGTGTTCAAATAACTATTGAGCCAGATGCAGATTGTCAACCAATTAAAGATTAAGGCTACACCAGTCTTTTATGCCAATAAAAAGGCTTACGAGGAAGGTTATCCAATAATATGCAATGAGGGTGGGTCAAGGTCAAGTAAAAGCTATTCGGTTGTTCAGTTGTTAATTCACATTGCTTTAACCAAGCCTAATACAAGGATTTCGTGCGTTTCACATTCCCTACCACATATTAAGCGTGGAGTTTATAGAGATTTCAAAGGTATTATGGAGCAATGGGGTATATGGGATGAAAAGGACTTTAGGTACACGGATTTCATTTATACGTTTAAGAACGGCTCTTATATTGAGTTATTCGGATTAGAAGACCCTGACAAAGCAAAAGGACCAGCAAGGGATATACTATTTGTAAACGAGGCAAACCTTATTAGTAAGGCATTGTTTGACCAGCTTTTAATAAGAACAACTGGACAATCATTCTTAGACTGGAATCCAGCCGACTTTATCTCTTGGGTTTATGAAGTAGCTGACAACCCAAAGAACAAGCGCATACATTCTACCTACCTAAACAACATCTCAAACCTAAGCGAAAGTCAAATAAGAAACATTGAGCAATACAAAGATTTGCCAGATGACTTTATGTGGAAGGTTTACGGATTAGGTGAACGAGGCTCGGCAAAAGAAATTATTTACACTCAATGGAAACAATACGATGAAGCACCAAATGGGGATGTGTTCTATGGATTAGACTTTGGTTACGTTCACCCAGCTGCACTTATAAAGGTTACGCACTATGAAGGACAAAACTACTTTGAGGAAATAGTTTATCAAAGCGGACTTACTCTTAGCGACCTATCAAGATTGATTAAGGAGAAGCTACCAGAACGTGCAACAATCTATGCGGATGCAGCCGAGCCTAAATCTATTGAGGAACTTTACCGACAAGGATTTAACATTAAACCAGCGCAAAAGGATGTATGGGCAGGAATAGTAAAGATGAAGTCTTATCCAATAAACTTGCACTACAATAGCAAAAACCTAAGAAGGGAGTTTATGTCTTACAAATGGAAAAAAGACAAAAACGATAACGTAATTGAAGAACCTGTAAAGGCAAATGATGACTTGATGGATGCGTGTCGATATGCCGTGTTTACACATTTAACCAAGCTAAAATTTGAGGTGTCGGTATTTTAGGATAAATTGTCTAACTTTGTTAAAATTCATATATAATGGGATTACTTGACTTTTTTGGTAAAAGACAAAAACTATCTACTGTACTACCACAAATTCCTTTTAACGGACAAGTTGCAATACAACAAGGGATAATAACTTGGCAAGGTGGCGATAACATTAGCTTTGTTAATGATGGTTATTCAGCAAATGATATAGTTTATTCAATTGTGAAATTAATTGCGGATAAAGCAAAACTTGCTCCATTCCACGTTTATAGAGTGGTTGATGAAACTTCTGCAAAGAAATATAAAGCGTTAATGAGCCAACCAGATAAGATTGAGAACTGGAAGGATGTTGAGAAGCTACATAAGAAAGCATTTGAAATATATACAAAAGATGCACGATTAAACGAGTTATTAAAATACCCAAATGAAGAAGATACCTTTGGCGATTTTGTTGAGGCTTGGTGTACTTTTAAATTAGTTACAGGTAACTCTTTCGTTTACGCAAAGATGATTGAAGGTGGAAACAATGATGGTAAGCCATACGAGATGTACGTGCTTCCTTCTCAATATATGTACGTGTTAGCCGACATTCAAAACTTTCCTCCAACGATTAGTGGTTATCAATTAAATTATGGTCCACTTTGGAACTTTACTAAGCAAGAGGTACTACAAGATAAATACATAAACTTACAATGGAATACAACTGGGAATCAACTATATGGTCAATCTCCTTTGATGGCTGCTGCGAGAAACTTGACTCGTTCAAACGAAGCCAAGACTGCGGCGGTTGCTTCTTTCCAGAATGGTGGTCCAGCTGGAGTTCTTTTTATGAATGATGAACGCTTTGACCCTATAAGTGGAACACAACAAGCACAAGCACTTAAAAAGGCGGTAAGTGAAAAAGGTGGCTCTGCTAACTTTAATTCAATTGCAGTTAGTGGTTACAAAGTAGACTGGAAACAAATCGGTTTAAGTCCTGTTGAATTAGACATCATTGAGAGTGAGAAGTGGGATATGAAAGCACTTTGTAATATTTATGGAGTACCTTCTCAATTATTAAACGATGCTGATAACAAGACTTACAACAACCAAAGAGAAGGCGAAAAAGCATTGACAGTTCGTTGTGCTATTCCTTTGTTAGTTGGTATTCGTGATAACTTGAATAGAAAATTACATTCTGATTGGGGTTATCGTGGAACTGATATTTACGTTGACTTTGACCCAACTGTTTATGGTGAATTAGAAGCAAACAAATCGGAG